CTTTCACCGTAACAAGTTCAAAACTGAAGAACTTGCACCCACCGGCCTGTCACAGAGCCGGTCCCCTACTAAGGGGGTAGGAGTTCACTCTAGCGTCTCACGACGCTAGCTCACTGGGCCACTGAAGGCCTACAGAGAGACTCCGTTCCCAAACGCGATTCCTGCGAACACTCCATGAGTGTTCACGGGTGCCACGGGATGTCACGAGAGGAGCTTTATGCTCAACTCGCTCCACCCTGAGGTACTCCTTGTGAATCATCACACTAATGCGTGATGAAGGAGAATCACGAAAGCGGAACGCCGTATCATTACGGCGCCCAGCTTCATGTAACCACCATAGGTAACCACCTAGTTGGTCTGACTTAACATCCGATCGGGAGCGATAAAGCTCCTTCTTCGGGGTGCAAGTCGTAACCAACGAAGTGACAGACTCTATGTCTTTCCCACCGTGAAGATGTTTCGGCACTAACTTAGCATACTTCTCCCAAAAGGAGTCGCATGCTGGTAAGAAGTAAGCAATATGCAAACTTCTAGTGCACCACAAACGCCATTGATTCAGATATTGAATCAAGGTGGAGTGGTTTGAAACACTTTCCTTAATGTAGAAAGGAGTTACGTCTACACCATCAAAATAGTGGCCTCCGCAACTTTCGCGGAAACCACCATTCCAGAACGACTTCTTCATGTTAACGATGAAGCCGAACCAAGCGAAAACACAGGGATAAACCCGTGCAATCCTTGTAGGAGTGATGATGTCGTCTCCGTAAACGGAGACGCGACCTCTGATCTTCCAGTTGAAGTTAATGGCACACGAGAGAGCGTAAAAGATTAAACTTTCAAGCTCGAACGTAAAACCGTTACCCATACTGGAGAACATGTTAAGCTCGTGATACTCCTCCCCGATCAGGGTGCGCTTAACGCGCACACTGTCGAGGAGCACGAACCATGCAGGACTTAATAGCTCAGCGACAAGCTGAGTTGAAATTAAGTCGCTCGCGGAAGTTAAGTCAAGAGTGGCCAGATGGCCAGTCAACGAACCTTCTTGAGCAAGTTTACGATTTCGTGATTGATCGTTAAGATCGATACCACGCGACCGCAAACAGGATCGGATATAATCGCCGATCCCCCTCTGCATAAACATGTTTAGCTCGGGTTCCTTACAGGCAACCCGGTCTATTTCAGAGTTCTTAGGAACTGTGAACATAACACTACCTGGTACAATTGTCGGGGAAAACTCCTCGTTCAAATGACCAGCCCATTGAGGGTAAAGAGGTAGCACATCTCGAAGAAAGATGGGCAGAGCCTCTTCAGTAATGTTTGCTTTACCTACGTATTTCGTCGCTATAGCGGTTGGCCCACGCTTAACACGCGTGGAGGCACCGTTGGTAAACAAACCAGAAACCACCCCAGTGGGGGGTTCATCACCAAGAACTTGACGAATCACGTTCTTAGCAAAAAGGAGGATTGACTGAGAGGAAACAGTCCCGAAGGATGTTTCATCAATCAACAACCGTTGATTTGTTTTAGCGTTACGAAACTCAGCAACAAGCCACTTTTCAATGGCTGCTGCCTTGCGTTCCGCGGCGTTAGCTTTATCAACTGTCGAGAATTTCGACAGAAGATTCTGCTGAAGCCACTTCACTTTGAAGTCGTGGACCGGGAGACCGGTTTGCACAAAATCATTGTGAAGCGCTGCAGATAAATCTGCAACAAAGTTCGCGTGAGTTTCACGTGGTAAGTCGATCGAATGGGCCTTCGGCCTCTTAACATTCTTTCGATTTGCAATGGTTCTCATAGGATTATTCCTTATGAAGTTACGACCCATGTCCGGTAGTCAGGAAATGTTTTAAATTCCTGAACCGGTATTACACAATCCATGGACAGCTGCAAACAAAGATATGCAGTAATACTGACCATGATCGCCGATGTAAGCAAGTGGGCTACCAATTGAGTAATCAATCAGTAGATGCCCTTAAGGCCTACAATCATACCGTCAACGACGGTAATGGCTGGATCCAGAGCGGATTCAACCAAGCCAATGAAGTCATTGCGTTCTTCTTCAGTCGAAGAAGCCGCAAAGGTTACATTGAGTTCGGCGTAGTGCGTACGTACCACGACAGGACGGCTGATGCCGTTGATTGTCTCGGTTTGTACGACGGGTGCGGCAAGAACCATTTTGCCACGGTAACGCCCGTTTGCTTCACGAAGAGACAGAGTCATCTTCTTATCAGCAATCGGAACACCGGTGCCAGCGCGGAATTCAGCCACATCGCCAGGTTTGGCGGATGGGTTGAACACGTGGGCAACGGGAGTACTCTGTCTATCGAGCAGAGTAATAGCGGTAAATGCAGGCATATGTGCCTCCTTGGTTATGTTGGGTCATTATCCCAACTGATTGAAAAGGTAAAACGCTTTAGCGCTTCAGCTGACTCAATAGTGCTATTGCACTTATTGAGTGTGAGTTCGAAAAGGGAGATTTTATGTAAAATCTCGGGAGGGGCATATTAACGTGAGCTTCACGTTTCTGACAAACATTTGAAATTAGAACAGAGGGAATCTTATCCCCCGGTTCTGAGTACTGTTTACAGCACTCGATCCTAAACGTACACCAAGATTTAGTGTTCGTGAAGGAGCCCAAATGTTGCACCCCTACGCTCGCTGACAACGCGCTCAAGACGTTACCGACTGGAATAATCCAATCGAGAACGAATGAGAACGGAATCAGCTCCCATATAACGGACAGAGGGTTGAAAGACCCAATGGTGTTCATGAGATCCAAGTATTGGTTGGTAATGCGACCATAGATTATAGTCTCAGCGCCAACACGAGCTTTACCAGTAGTCTTCCACTCCTTATAAGTACTGGAGTTTGGATTTGGTGGTAAAGCAATACTAGTGGAAAGCCTTCGATGAGCTTTGATATGGTGGCCATCCTTACGGAGACCACGATCAAGAAGTTCAACGAGCCCTTTGACATCGTACAGTAATGGGAGAATCCCATACTGATATTCAAGATATAAGTTAGCCTTATTAAGGTTCTTACCGGGTTTTGTACCGGTGAGGATTCTTATGCCTTGAACGATGTTGCCTTTCTTGATTTGCAACGCAGAGCGTGCAATTCGAGAAATAAGATCACAGAGTTGGCTATATGTTTTCTTTGCCTCCGCAAGTGCGACGGCAGCATTTAGCTTCTCATCTGTGAACTTATTAAGTGCCTCCGTAATGGAACGGTCAATCATGTTCTGACTCACGTCAGGTACAATGAGAGAACCGCTTACTTTCGTACCCCAGGTTATATAGTTCGGTGGGCCGTAGCCTAACCGAGTATCTGTATAACCCCAAGCACGGTATTTAGTAGTTGCACTTACAGAGTAAGTGTAATCGAACTCCTGGGGGTATACCCTACCGGCAAAACACCGATATGGTAAAGGAGCTCGCCAGGCGCCTGCTGGAGTGGAAACAAGGGATGACGTTTGATGCATCCCCTCCACACAGCCGGCATATGACTTCGCGGAAATCGCACCAAAAGATGGTGCGATCCGTTGGGAATTCCCCGTACCTACGTACGGCTTACTTCCCTGAGTCACACCTGGACTAACGTAAGGCATTTAAAGCTTTCCTTTTCTATGCTGCGACCGGAATGGTCGTCCATCATGGAATCCCGAAGGACCAGCCTTTTAGACTAACGGACCATGTTAACGTACGTGCGCAAGCGCACCATCGTAT